TTACAAGAAATGATTGAATTACTTGGCGATGTTTTGGAAGAAAAAATCGATTTTGATCCAATTAAAAATGAAATGGGTCACAACATGACAAATAGATCAAGAAGAGAATTCAATCAACAGATGGCTGAAATCATCTATGAAGAAGAATCCGAAGAAGAATCTTCCGAAGAGTCAGATGACGAAGAAGTCATGGGACACATTAACGAATTACATGAGACCATAGAGTCCTTGACGCGTCAAAACAAACAACTAGAACGCGTCCTTTCCAAACTTGAAGAACATATGGACGAGACCCTATTGTCAAACGCAAAACTTTTATATCAAAACCGCACTCTAAGCGATGCCTCCCTGAATGAGCGACAAAAATCTAAAATTGTCGAAGCCATTGCTAATGCGGAGTCACCGAAAGAAGCTAAAAATCTTCATGAGACACTCAGAGCTACAGTGGGATCGACGCCTAACAGCAAGAAAGGTCCACAATCACTTAGCGAGTCCGTCAACAGAAGATCGAACTTAAGTTCTATGCTGAATTCAAGACAAAACATTAACGAAAGCAAGCAGAGCATTGATCCTTTTATGGAGAAGATGCAAAAGCTTGCGGGCATTAAAAAATAACATTTAGGAGAAATAAAATGTCTATTATTCAAACTCTTACAGAGGGCGTTGTAAACCGCAATTTGCAACAAGAAGGCGCTGCTCTGTTAAACAAGTGGACTCAAACTGGTCTTCTTGAAGGACTCAATGAGTCACAAAAACAAAACATGGCTGTATTACTTGAGAATCAAGCTAAGTCATTGTTGAAAGAATCAAACACAATGGCTGGTGGAAATATCGAAGGTTTTGCTGCTGTTGCTTTCCCAATCGTTCGTCGTGTATTCGCTGGATTGATTGCTAATGATCTCGTAAGCGTCCAGCCGATGTCATTGCCATCTGGTCTGATCTTCTTCCTTGACTTCACTTTTGGAGCAAACATTGGAGATGGAGCTTCCGCGGCAAATCGTTTCGGAAACGCAGTAGATGCATCTATCTATGGTACTAACCGCGTTGGTTCCCAAATCACTGGTGGTGTAAACTTGGTTGATAGCAACAAAAACGATCTTTCCGGTCCTGGTCGTGGCGGTATGGTTGGATATGCCTTTGGTTCTCCAACTGGAAGTTCCACCCTTACCACTAGTGCGAAAGTTCTCAGAACTTTTGCCTTAACAAGTTCAATGACTCATCAACAACTTAAAGACATCAGGTTTGATGCTGACGTTCTTAATCTTCAAACAACTCTAGGTACTACTGCGACACACGCTGCCGCTGTTATTCAAATTCCATTATCAGATGTTAGCCCTTCTGATGGCGGATCCGTTGCTGACTTAGATAACTTTTCTGCATACAGAGTAAATGTTGCCGATGCTACATTCGCAACTTCGACAGGAGACGCAGTTACATCAGCCGATTCAACACTTGTTAGACGCCTAACTCACTTAGATCCTGATGATTCTACTAAATTATTGATGGTTTTTGTTGGTAATACTGGCTCTACTGATGAAATTCGTGTAGGATCTGCTGGTGGTGGTGTTGCTGATGATACAGCATTGGCCGATGGCAACTCGACTATCGAAGTTCCAATCAAAGACACTTATGAACGCGGTGGAGCACTTGGTTCTATTCAAGGTGGAGCTGAATTTGGTTTGGAAGCTGAGGTCAAAATCCCAGAGATCGACATCAAGGTTGATTCAATCGCGATCACAGCACAAACCAAAAAGTTGAAAGCAAAGTGGACTCCAGAATTGGGTCAAGACTTGAACGCTTATCACAACATTGATGCTGAGGTTGAATTGACTTCTATCCTTTCTGAGCAAATCGCTCTTGAAATCGATCGTGAAATCTTGGCTGATCTTGTAAATGGTGCTACTGCTGCTACTTACTACTGGTCTCGCTCACCTGGTTTGTTCTTGAACCGCGAAACTGGTGCTGAGGTTGGTGCTGGTGCTGCTGCTCCTGACTTCACTGGTACCGTGTCTGAATGGTATGAAACTTTGGTTGAGACAATCAATGACGTATCTGCTCAGATCCACAGAAAGACATTGCGTGGTGGTGCTACTCACATCGTTTGCTCTCCTGAAGTTGCTAACATTCTTGAGTTCACTGCTGGTTTCCGCGCTAACGTTACTGCTGACGCTGACAAAGGTGATATCGGTGCCGTTAAGGTTGGTTCTTTGAATCGTAAGTTCGACGTTGTTGTTGATCCTTACTTCCCACGTAACGTTATCTTGGTTGCTCGTATCGGTTCTTCATTCTTGGAGTCTGGTTACGTTTATGCTCCATACGTTCCGTTGCAAACTACACCAACCATCTTTGGACCAGAAGACTTCGTTCCTCGTAAGGGAGTCATGACTCGCTATGCGAAGAAAATGGTTCGTCCTGATATGTATGGCTTGGTTATCTGCCGTGGATTGTTGGGTGAGTCTGGTGCTTCCTAAGCATTAGAATAATCATTCGAATAAAAATGGCCCTCGGACTTCGGTTCGGGGGTTTTCTATTTTAGACACTATTTATTAAGAAATCTGGGAGAATTTTATGAAACCAAAAATGAAAAGAATTTGGGCTGCTAAACAAAAAGCTGCCAAAGAAGCTCAAGCAAAGCAACTTGCCGAAGAAGCAGCAAAAGCAGAAGCCGAGAAGAAAGCTGCCGCTGAAGCAAAAGCAAAGAAAGAAGCCGAAGCCGCTGCCAAAAAGAAAGCGGAGGAAGAGGCAAAACAAAAAGCCGAGAAACCTAAAAGGTCATCTCGCAAAAAGAAAGAAGAGAAATCCTCCGAAGATTAAAACGTTTGTTTCATTTCGTATCTCTTGACCTCCGTTGCTTAGCTTCGGGGGTTTCTTTATTTTCAAACTAATTAATGAGACGGAGGATATTACATGAGTTTCCCTGATTTAACCCCAACATCAACGCAATCTGCGATTGTGTTACCAATTAGCGCGTCTTCAGACAGCATATCGGATGCAGAGCTTACAAGCTCTTTAGCTATCGGATACTATACCGGAAATGCTTTTATAGCAGGCGCAAGAGCCCAAGTCGCTTTTACATACAAAAGGTTGGGAGGAGATATCCTTGACATTGAGTTGACCGCCAGAAACGTCTTCAATCACTACGAGGAGGCCGTCTTAGAGTATTCCTACATCATGAACCTCCATCAAGCGCGGAACTCACTAGGGAGCGCCCTAGGCGGTCCTACAGGGTCATTTGAGCACAAAGGCAACCTAACAGCCGGCGAGGACATTGCTCTCAAATATCCCAAGTTTCAATTCGACTATGCCTTTAGAAATGCTGACAAATTTTCTTCTGAGGCATTGGTCGGAGGAACCGAACCCGTTTATTCAGCATCATTCGCTAGTGTAACAGATCAGCAAGAGTATGACTTACAAAGCATTGTTAGTTCTTCGCAATCTGGAGAAGCATGGGATGGTATGGGAAATAAACGAATTAAGATTAGACAGGTGTATTATGTATCGCCTAAACAAATGTGGAGATTTTATGGCTATTATGGCGGCCTTAATGTTGTGGGCGATTTTCATAACTACGGTCAGTACGCTGATGACTCAACCTTCAACGTCATCCCACCATGGCAAAACAAAGCTCAAGCAATCGCATACGAAGACCACCTCTACACGAGGACGTCACACTATTCCTATGAGATATTAGACAACAAGCTTAAACTTTACCCAACGCCTCAAAGTGTATCGCCGGAAAGATTCTGGTTTAGATTTACCGTTGAAAATGACGGAGGAGCTTTTGCCACGGGATCATATGATTCTGGTGTGAATGGTGTAAACAACATGAACACGATGCCAATGGAAAATATTCCATTTGAAAGCATCAATTCTGTTGGTCAACAATGGATTCGTAGATTTGCTCTTGCGCTCTCTAAGGAGACTTTGGGACAAGTTCGAGGCAAGTTTGGTGGCAATGTACCAATTCCAGGCGACAACGTCTCCTTGAATGCCTCAGACCTTCTATCACAAGCTAAAGAAGAGCAAACTGCTCTCCGAGAAGAGTTGAACAAGCAGCTTGACGAAATGTTGTATTCCAAAATTGCCGAGACAGACAAAACCATGGTTGAAAACATGGATGCTTTGGTGGCCAAAGTTCCACTCAAGATTTTTGTGGGGTGATCTAGATGTCAAAATGGGAAAGACCAACTCAACCTCCTTCTCCGATGTTTCTAGGAGAGAAAGAGAAGAACCTTGTAAAGCAAGTCAATGATGAAATCATCGAAAGAGTTGTTGGGCAACAGATTCTTTACTTCCCGATTGACATGGAGACCACAAACTTCCATCCATTATACGGAGAAGCTATTGAAAAAAACTTTCTTCACCCAATAAGAGTGTACGCCCTCGTAGAATACTTGGGAGTTGAGACTCAATTTATGGAAGGCATTGGTATCGACAAATCAACCGGTCTAAAAGTGAATTTCCACAAGAGAAGATTGACAGAAGATCAAAATCTTTACGTCAGAGAAGGCGATTTCGTTAGATACGGAAGTATTTACTATGAGATAGTAAAGATCAACGAACCAAAACAGCTTTTTGGACAGATAGACAGCAGATTTGAAGTAACAGCTGAGTGTATCAGAGCAAGAGATGGAGTTTTCAATGGCGAATAATGAAAAAGTTCTCACCCCGTCAACAATTGAGACCATTGACATGGCAATATATAACCTTATCAATGAAGGATTTGACTTGCACACAAGAACAAACACTGGATTTCGTAAAGTTCCCGTGCTTTGGATGTCACCAGAGAGAGCCGTCAACTCAAAAGACAAAGATATTCGAGATTCTGTTGGAAAACTAAAGCTTCCTTTGATATCGGTTGACAGAACAAGCTTTAATAAAGACCCCACTTTCAAGGGAGGGTGGCAAGCTCATGTATTTCCGGACACAAATGGTCCGAGAGGATACAAAAAACATCAAAGATTGGTTTCTAGAAAAATTGCTCAAAATCCAACAAGAAAGTTTGCTCAATCCGAAGCAAAAAAGACTTATAATGACCATAATTTCCCAACAGACAACAGAAAAGTTGTTTATGAGGAAACTTATGCACCCATTCCTGTTTGGGTAACCGTTAACTACTCTGTAACACTGCGAACAGAGTATCAGCAGCAAATGAATGACCTTATGGCGCCATTTGCAACAAGAACAGGTCTAATTAATGCAATATTTGCAGAATATAATGGACATAGATATGAAACCTTTATTCAAGGAGACCTGACTATGTCAAACAACACTGCCAACCTAGGAGAGGACGAAAGAATGTTTCAAACAAAAGTTGATCTAAAAGTTCTTGGCTACTTACTGGGTGATGGCGAAAACGAAGAAGCTCCCAAAATTACAACAAGGGAAACAATAGTCGAAGTAAAGCTTATCCGAGAAAGATCAATTGTCGGAGATACTAAACCATGGGAATCTGACGATGATTCTTTTAGAGACTTTTGATGATTTTGGAAAATAGAGCTACTATTTATTAGGAAAATGATTTTATTAAGGAGATAAATCCATGGCTAAAAAATTTGACTTTCTTTCACCCGGAGTTGAGATCCGCGAGATTGACCAAAGTTTCATTCCACAAGAAGCGGAAGCAGAAGGCCCAATTATTATTGGTCGCACAAGAAAAGGACCAGCTAATAAGCCGGTAAAAATTAGAAACTTAGATGATTAT